TTATGTGCCTCTGCAAATACCAGAGCGCCTTTTTGAGGTCCTGAACCTCTTCCCCTTTGTGCGGCGCCCGCGCCACATATTTGACGACGTTGCCCAGGTGAAACCCCAGACCCCAGTCCTCGATCACGTCAATGACCTCAAATCGTCCGAAACTGTAATGCGCCGGTCTTTCCACAGGATCGTTTTTATTCATACCAACCTCACCACGTCCTTTCCCCGGATCGTCGCCCGGATACCGTTCTTCGAGAAGTACCCGAAAATCACGGACCCGCCCGCTCCAGGCGAACACCCGAACCCGCCATCACAGAAGAAGCCCCGGAACTCCTCGTCCAAGTCAAGAACGTCCCGCGATACGATAACGGTTTTACCCAACAGGTTTTGGTTCAGTCGGTTCACCCTTGTCATCCTCCTCCGCATAAAACACGGACGTTTTCACCGCATCCGCGTACCTGTAGAAAATCTCCCTCGTCGTCGTTATGTCGGCCAGGGCGTCGTGCTTTTTATATTCGATGCCGTGAGCCTTCGCCACCGTCTCAAGTTTCAGATTTTTAACTTTGAGCATTCCGGCAACCTGAAAGAGCGCGGAGATCGCTATCAGGTCAATCCTCTGATAGAAGATGTAGCCGTAAAGGTACTGGTCCCCGGCGTTGCGAAAGAACTTGTCGAGGAACTGGTAATCAAACTGCGGGTTCTGGCCGACCATGTAAAACTTGTCGGCCTTGTCGTAACGATCCACATATTTGTCGAGGGTTGTGTAGAGGTGACGGTAGGCGGATTGCGGGTCCTGATATTGCCGAATCTGTTCGAGGGTGAGGCCGGTGATGCCCAGCGCTTCCCGGCTCACCAGTTGACCCTGGAAAAGTTGGGTTTTGATATCGAAGGTCTCTTTCACTTCACCGTCAATGTCAATGATGCCGGCGATCTGGACCACGCCGTGCTTCTCGGGGTCAAGGCCGGAAGTTTCGAGATCAATGTGAAGCAATTTCATATTGCAGTCTTTTCCTGCAATTTGTTCTCCGTCTTGAGTTGTCCGTCCTCGATCACGAATCCGATTTTCCCGGATTCATCAACTTTCTCTACCCAAATTTGAAAGTCTTTCTCCGCCGCCATGTCCGCGATGATCTTCATGGAGGAGGCATCCAGGAGCGATCCATCCCGAATCCGAATCACCTTCAGTTTGGGATTCAACGCCATGGCGATTGCCACGCTTATCTTGATCTTCTCTGCGTCCGAAGCCTGGTCAAGCGGGACCCCATTCATCAGCACTTCACCATCACCAAAGGCGATCCCCTCAACCGGCAGCTGCGCGATGGAAATGCTAAGCATCTTCCCGGCTTCGCGTTCCGCTATATTGTCCGTCAATTTTTTCGCTTCCGCCTCGATACGTTCCGCGTCGGCGAGGAACTGAGTTTTCTTCTCCTTATCGGAGATCGCCTGGTTGATGCCCTTGGCTCCCGCGATCTTCTGGCGCAGAACTGAGAGGTCAATGGGTTCGGGGAGCGGTGGAGCTGATTCCAGCTTCGCCTTGAGTTGCCCTGCCTCCTGAGCCAACTTGTCGGCCTCCGCGATGATACGCTCAGCCTCAGCTCGGAGCTGCAAGCCCTTTTCAAGTTTTGCGGCAATGTCCTGGACAGCCTGATTCCGGTTCGCTTTCCGGGTTTCGATGTTGCTGTTGTGTTTTGCTCCCTTCTCCATCTGATCAATCAGATCAGACTCGTCAATCCTCTCCGCCGGAACATCCGGCGCGACCACGATCTTGTCCGCGAGGACCCGCATCTCCTTGGCCCGGCGGTTCAGGTCGGTGCGCCTGTCATAGTCGGCCTTGTTCGCCAGTTCAATCCCCTCGAAATCCACGTCCGGGATGAACCCGCGCATGAGATCGAACTGCTCTTTGGATTCCATGCGGGAAAACTCAAGAGGATCGAAGGCAAGTTTCCCCAGAAGCCCGTCCAGCATGGACTGAGGGGACGGAAACTTTGCGCCTTCCGCGTTCTCAACAACGATCGCGGAAACCGTTTCCCCGTTTTTGCCGGGTTTAAACGTGCGGGTCACAAGTATCTCCCCCAGGTCCAGCCGGATCCGAGCTTTCTCCTCACCGTTCCGGATCGGTACCTTCTGGATGTTCCCAGTCCCGGCCAAAGCCCAGAAAATACTATCGAGAACTGAACTCTTTCCGGCGCCATTCGCGCCGGTTATCTGGACGATGTTTCCGTCCGGATGGATTTCCACCGCTACGAGTTTCTTGATGTTCTCGGCAATCAGGCTGACAATCTTCATGCGGCCTTCCCCGAAGGCGCGGCCTTCTTTCCCATCTCGACGTTGAGCGTGGCAATGATCTGCGCCGCCTGTTTCTCGGTCAACTGGTTCATGGTCTTGGCCCCGTACTTGGCCATCTCCTGGAGGAGACGCGGCCCGTTCCAACCGGCCCGCGGACACATCTGAGGGATCGCCACAGATTGCTGTTTCGTGATCATGACCTCGGATTCAGCAGCTGCCGGTTTCTGGGATGCGGGCGGCGCTTTCGTTTCAGTTGGCGGCGCCTCCGGTTCAGGTTCCGGCTGGTCCGGATTGATGTCCGTGTTTTCACCGCTGAGAATATCCTCTTTCTCAACCTCCGGCGCGGGCAGTTCCAGGAGAATTTTGGTCGAGTCAATCAGCGCGTACCGTTGGAGGTCCGCAAGGCGGAAATCCTGGTTGATCTGCATGATGTAGTGGGTCCGCTTCTTCCCCTCCTGGCCGATCTCCTGCGGGCGGCGCTCAAGCATGAGCGGGATCATGTGCGCCCGGCCCGCGACGCTCTTGATGAAGTCAATGCAGGAATTGAGATTGACGATGCTGTGGTAGGATCCGGTCGTGATCTGCCAAACCCCGGCCCCCGGAAGGTCCGGAAGAAGGACTTGAAGCGTGGCAACTTCGGAACACGCTTTCTCTTTGTAGTAGGGACACTCGCGCCCGGCGCACCGTACCACCGGATGCCCCATCTCGTTCCGGCGGATGATCTGAAGGCCCTTGGTGAAATCGTCCGTGGCAGCCGTGGCCTCAATCCCATCCCCGCGGCATTGAAGGCTCGTCGTCCGCCCGTACCGCTTGTAGTGCTGGGGGAACGTGACCTCCATGTCGGAGACCGGAAGCATGATCTTGATCTGTTTCGGCTTTTCACCGTAGAGTTTCACGAACTCGTCTTTCAGCTTCTGGTTCTCCGTCGGTGAAGGAGTCTGCGGGTCCAAGATGAAATAGTCAACCTCTGCGGGATACTCAACTCCTGCCGCTGTTTTCTTTTTGATACCGAGCCTGATCTTGCCGAGCCGGGGAAGTCTCCTGATCTCTGATAAGTTCTTGATAGCCATGTCGTCACTCTCCTTTTCACGTTTAAGATATTTGCCGAGCGAGCAGAATTCGGCAACGTCGCAATATTTTGCGCACTTGAGTCCCTGCCAGTTCTCGTCTGCCGTGCATACCTGATCGCACCGCCCATGTTCGAGAGCATCAGCCAGGGCTTTCCGCTTTCGTTCAAAATATTCCGTCACAGCCGCGTCGTCCATCTTTTCGATCTTAAAATAGTAGATGTTCCGAAACACGCCCCGGCCACGGGCAATAAATGTGTTTCCATCCCGGACGATGCACTGGATCCGCATCTCGTGGACCGGGAATCCGCGTTTCTCGAATTCCATCCTGTAAAAATTTAATTGCTTATTCCATGAATCTCTGTCAATTTTAGATTCATCCTTAATCAGGACGCTCCGCATTTTCTCCTGGCCTTTGTTCTTTCCGGTTTTATAAATCTCTCCGGTCGGTTCCTTCACGATCACCATCCCGAGCGCCTTGGCGACTTTATACGAGCCGGAAACTTTGTAGTCGGCCAGAATTCCATAACCATTTTCCTGCTCGTAAACGTCCGCCATCCCCGTGATATCCCCGCCCTGGAACTTCTCTTCGAGCAGGGAATATTCGTCGTCGTTTCCCTCAAGATTTTTATGCCCTTTGGAACCCGTCACCATGAAGGCGCGCTTGTCCGGTGAGGTTGAATATTGATTCGTGATTTTTAGGAATGCCTCCATGGTCCCCTGGATGAGCTGGGTCGTGGAAGGCGTTCCGGTCCAGGGGCGGTCCGAAGCCGCCATTTGAAGATAGGATCGCGTCGCGCACCGATCATGCAAACGGCAACCCCCCTCTTTCAGGCAATCGGCGATCTCGGTGCGCTCTCCGTCCGGACAGATAAACCAGCGTAGCGGCATTTTAGCTGACCTTCAACCCGTCGAGATACCCCTGCGCCTCTTCCCTGGTTGCATACCCCTGCGCGACGTGTTCGCCGGTCAATTCGTTTACGACGGCCCATCCATTTTGGAATTCATGCAAATACATTGATCCACCTCCTGATTTTATTTACAGTCCCCTCAAAATTCTTTCCAGCCGTTTCCGTTCTTCCGACCGAAGATAAGGTTACGTTCCGGATTGGAGTGATTGTAGGCGTCTACCCGACGTTCGAGATGATGATCCTCAAACTGCCGTCGCTCTTCCGGACAGGGACCGGGATCGTACAGTCCGGGATTTGCAGGTTTTTTACTTTTGATTTTCTTGCAGAGACTGCACATAGATCACCTCCACGGGATCGTCAAAAAACTGAGGGCCATAATCGCCCAGATCGTCGCGTGCGCCAGAAGCTCGAAGCGGAGGCGGGTCATATCAGCACCACCAAAAGCCACATCATAACGACGAAAAGAAAACCTTGAAGCAAGGTTGTTTTGGATTGCCTTTCATATTGCCGTTCTCTCCAGCCCATGATTCCACCTCCCTTTCCCCGATTTCGTTGCAACTGTCGCACTCACATTTAAGCGGTGGCCGGAGCGTGCCGAGATCATATCCCACAGGTCTGTCCGGCCTTACCACAGATACCTGTCGCCTGGATGCCCGCAGAAAATCAAACAACGCTTTATGCCTCATGACTCCTGTATTTTTTGACGTAGCGGAAAAATCTTTGGTCTGGAAATTTTGGGCGGTGGGGGTTAGAATTGAATTGTCGGGTTTGCTTTTACTTAAGGAGGGATGTAAAATTGAACCGAAAAAGGAAAAGACCAAACTCGGCTTGGGGGCTTTGTTGGTCTCTTGTCGGTTCAGCGCGGCACCGGAGGGCGAAACGCTTCTGCCTATCCTTTTTCGGTCAAAATTATTTGGGCATAAAAAAAGATTCATGTCTCCGGTGCCTCTTTCGCTTCAGAATCTTGAAAAGTTCATTTTCGTTTTTGGGGCTGGTCGCGTCATGCGCCCAATTTCATGCACATGACGTGCGTAAGTGGGGGTGACTCCCCAGCCAGCCTTTCAAATTGCTCTTTGGGTTTGGTCGCGCTTCGGTACGAAACCAGGTCTTGCCCCGAAGCGCGCGTAAGTGGGTCTTGCAAACCCGGCCAAACTCAAAGAACTTTGTGGTGCGAGTGGAAGTATAGCAGAAGTGCTGGAATGTGTCAAGAACTATTTTAAATTATTTTTATGCCTAATTCTACGACGGAAATTAAAAAATTAATTGAGGAAGTGAAAAATAAATTCGGTTGCACTTCCGCAGAACTTTCACAGCACTTGAAAGTTTCGGAGGCTGTAATAACCAGGTGGAACTGGATTCATGGGAAGCGTTCTGGGGGATGGTCGGCGGATGGCGGGGAGTGACGTTTTATATGGACGGTAAATTGGTCAATCACCGATTGATCGCCAACATGATCTGGGAAGAACGTTGCGGGAAAAATACAATCAAAAATGAACCGCCAGTCCCGGAAGAAATCATATTGCCCGACGGCACAAAACTGAAAATCAATATCCAACTCGGGCAAAAGCGAAACCCGGAACTAAACTGATGGCTATTCGGCGTCGATGGCGGGGGCCAACATCCACCGCGTCCAGCGCTGGGCCGGTCATGCCAATTTGACCACCACATCACGGATTTATACCCACGTGGTCCCGGAGGAGGGCCGGAACGAAATCGAACTCCTGACTGTAGCAGATACGTTAGCAAATTCAAAAATCATTGACGCTAAATCGAAATCTTGGTAATGAAGAGGTCGTCGGTTCAATCCCGATCCCCAGCTCCAAATTTTCCACCGTCAACAAATCGAAATGCCGACGAAAAAGACCCCGATGAACATTCCAAAACTCGATAGCCCACCATGCCCCACCATAACCCACGATAGCCCAACAAGGCAGTAGCAAAATAGTTGCAAAATAGTTGCAAAAAAGACTTGACAAATCCTACAGAAATGCTATGCTTTAGGCGTCGGAGCAGATACCCAGTCGCCACCGACTCAGCAAAACGACTAGCTACGGACGGGACACTACAGGACCCGGACGGGAGCGGAGGAGAGCA